CTCAGATGGTGCTGGAAACTTTGACGTCTTAGTGGCTAAATACAATTCTTCTGGTACACTTCAATGGGACAGAACTCTAGGTGGGGCAAATAATGACATTGGCTATGGAGTAGCTATAGACTCTTCAGACAATATTATTGTTGTTGGTCACACTGGCTCAGATGGCGCTGGGGGTAATGACGTCTTAGTGGCTAAATACAATTCTTCTGGTACACTTCAATGGGACAAAACTCTAGGTGGAGGTAGCAGTGACTATGGTCGAGGAGTAGCTATAGACTCTTCAGAAAATATTATTGTTGTTGGTTACACTGCCTCAGATGGTGCTGGGGGTAATGACGTCTTAGTGGTTAAATACAATTCATCTGGCACACTTTTATGGCAGAGGACTCTAGGTGGAACTGGGCAAGAAAGTGGCTATGGAGTAGCTATAGACTCTTCAGACAATATTATTGTTGTTGGTGTCACTCCCTCAGATGGCGCTGGGGGTCAGGATGTCTTAGTGGCTAAATGCAGTTCATCTGGCACACTTTTGTGGGACAAAACTCTAGGTGGAGCTAGCAGTGACTATGGTCAAGGAGTAGCTATAGACTCTTCAGACAATATTATTGTTACTGCTTACACTCCCTCAGATGGCGCTGGGGGTAATGACGTCTTAGTGGCTAAACTTCCCCCTGACGGAACTGGCGACGGAACTTACGGGAGTCTAGTCTATGAGGATGCAGTCCTTACATTCGCAGTAGCAGGATTGACCGATGCCGCAGCAGTTTTAACTGATGCACCCGCAGTGCTGACAGATGCCGCAGCAGTGCTGACAGACCAAGCCGCCGTTCTTACCGAAGAATTTTTTGAAATCACGCCGTAAGGAGACAGAACTATGGCCTATGTCAAAACACAAAACGGACAAGTGCAGAAATTCCCATATACCATTGGAGACTTGCGTAAAGATAACCCAAACACAAGTTTTCCAAAAAAAATCTCAGAGGCTGGATTGCCAGAGTTTGGGGTTTATCCTGTAGGGGAAGAAGATGCGCCAAGTTATGATTTAAGGACGCAAAAAATTGAGCGTCAATCACCAAGTCTTTCTGGCGGTTCTTGGTCAATTGGCTGGGCGGTTATCAATAAATCGCAAGATGAAATAGATCAGTACGATCAGCGTGTGGCTGACAAAAACAGATTTAAAAGAAACGAATTGCTGGCTGAAACAGATTACTTTGCGCTAACTGACGTAACTATGAATGCGGCAATGACTAGCTATCGACAGGCGCTGCGTGATATAACTAATCATGCAAATTGGCCGCACCTCAGTGACGAAGATTGGCCTGTGAAACCAGAATAGGGGCGCGATATGCCACTAAAACTTGAAACGCAAAACGGCGCAATTATTGTAACTGGTGAAGATGGCAGCGGTGACGCGGCTGTCACGTTTCCGCGCGGCGGTATTGTGCAGCCGACACATACTGGCGATGTCAGCATAACTGGTGAATTTATTGCCGACAGCGTTAATGAAACCTACAGCGCACTGTCTGGCACTGCCGTTACAGTTGATTGCGAAACTGGCAACTTCTTTGCTTTAACAACAAGCGGCAACACAACATTCACTTTTAGCAACCCTCCGACAAGCGGTACGGCTTACAGCTTTACACTAAAGTTGACTGCTGGCGGTACGCACACTATCACCTATCCCGCATCTGTTGATTGGGCTGGCGGCACTGCACCTGACGCGCCAGCGTCCACGGAAACTGATTTACTCGCATTCACAACCTATGATGGCGGGACAACTTGGTACGGCTTCCAAGCTGGGGATGCAATGGCATGAGTATGACGGCTCGCAGAATGCAGATGGCTGCATCTGCTGGGGGTGCTGCGGCGGGCGAGGACTTATATAATGCATTCTACTCTGTGGCAGAGTTTCAAAATAATGACAGTGCAAGCGATACGAGTTCAAATTACAGCGTCAGCGAAGTTCAGCAGAATTATAGCGGAACGGGAAGGCTGTACTTAATTCACAAGGCAACTGGAGCTACATCATTTTATAATGATGTTCCAATCGCGTGTATCCAAGTATTAAACGCAAGCGGGACATCAATAAATCAGCAGTGGTGGTTCGGCGCATCCAATAATGGCCAAGGGTGGACTACGCACACTTCTGAATATAACTTTGGGGCAATTGGCTCTGGAGTAAATATAACACCCTCTCAAGCTGCATCAAATTATACTTACACAGTAAATGTAGTAAATGGCGCTACGGCTGATCGCTTCACTCTTGCAACCTCTACTAGTTCAAATGATACGGGCGCAGTTGATGGAATTGCGCAACCTAGTTCCCCTATGACCCTTGGCGAGAAAACAGTGTCTCAAAGTTTAGATACATATTATATGTATAGAGAAACGAGTGGTGCAATAGTCCCATACTGTAGCCTTTGCAGAAGCCCCTCGCGCACTTGGACAGGCGGCGAAATAATTAGAATAGCGTATATCATCGGCAACTATCTTACAGCGAACTACTACACGCCTGACGACACATTATTTCTGGGGATACAGTAATGCTAGGTTTTAACGCACTCTCAAAAACGCCTCTGGCAGATGATAATGTAAACTTAGGCCTTCCAGTATCTATTGTCGTGGATAGCATTACGGCAGGAATACCTGTCGTTGATACTGCGCCTGTTTTTGAGGATGAAACAATCCCAGCGGCGGAGATTACGTCTGGCGCTCCTGCCGTTGATAGCGCGAATGTCATCGTTGTTTACAATTTCTCTGCAAACAGCATAACCGCAACACCTGTCGTTGACACCGCAACAACGCAATTCACAGATGTACTTGCCGCTGACGAAATTACGTCTGGCGCACCTACGTTTGATGACGTTAGCGCGTCAATTATATCTAACTTTGACGCAGACGAAATTACACTTGCCGCGCCTACAGTAGGCAGCGCGACTGTCGCGGTTATCTCTAACTTCTTCCCAGTTGCGCTAGAGCCGCAACCTGTCGTTGATACGCTACCATTCTTCCAAGAATATGCGCTGACAGTTGTAGACATCACTGCTGGTGTCCCTACGCTGCCAGCACGATTTACTTGGGATTATCAAGAACCTCTAACCGACAGTTGGACAGAACAGGCGGATGATGATAGTGTATGGACAACTCAATCGGCAAGTAGCGACACTTGGACGGAAGCTGCGGAGCCAACAGATATATGGACTGATGTTACTGACCCAACCGACACATGGTCAGAAGCTGCATAGGAGATTTAGATGGTTTTAACAGTAACCAAACCCACGGTAGGCGGTTCTGAGGATAGTTGGGGTACAACCATCAATACCGCGCTGGACGATATTGTCCTAGAGATAAATAGCAATGCTGACGGTACGAACGCGATTACGCCTAATCTGGGATCGGGTTGGAAAGTTGGCGGCGTTGCGGTTACGTCAACTGCGGCAGAGCTAAACATCCTTTATGGCGTAACAGCTACAGCGGATGAGCTTAACACTTTAGACGGCGACACGGCTGCAACATCTACAACTGTTGTTGATGCTGACCGCGTTGTGTTTAATGACGCAGGCACTATGAAGCAGGTCGCTATGAGCGATCTCAAAACGTACATCAATGCCTCTGTAGGTTCTGGCTCAGTCACAAGCGTTGCGATGACAGTGCCAACTGGCTTGACTGTTAGCGGATCGCCAATCACAACGTCAGGCACACTGGCAGTTTCGCTGCAATCAGGTTACAGCATCCCAGCAACGTCAAGCCAATCCAACTGGAACACGGCGTATGGCTGGGGCGATCACTCATCGCAGGGCTATTTGACAAGTAGCTCACTTAGTGGATACGCAACAACATCTCAGACTTTTGGTGTTTCTCAGTCTTGGCAAACAACAAGCATAAGTGTTCAAACTTGGTATCAAAACTCAAGTTCTAAAGCAGAATTGTGGCATGTTCGCCAAGGCAGTGGTCAGTCTGGCACAGTGCGTGTAGGCACTAGCACTAGCAGTTATGTAACGCTTGATATGCGTGACGGTGACAGTGGTGAAAATATTCCGATATACTTTGTGGTTCCCCCTAATCACTACTTTTACGTCAACGGTTCCTCTTTTAATTTTCAAGCTAAACTTGCATAGTAAAGGATAATCACAAGATGGCTTTTAGACATATCATAGACGCATCAGGTGAATACATTGTGCAAGACAGTGGTAATGACCCTATGCCGCCCTTACCTGAAGGTGCATCCGAAGTAGACGCTCGTCCATCACCATTCCATGACCGCGTAGGTGATACATGGGTTGAAGATACTGCACGAAAAACAGAGGCGCTTTCGCTTGAGGTGCGTGGAATGCGTGACTTTAAATTACGCGATGAAGTAGACCCAATCGTCACCAACCCTCTACGCTGGGCAGACTTAACAACTGCAAAACAAAACGAATGGACGCAGTACCGCACTGATTTGCTCAACGTTCCACAGCAAGCAGGCTTTCCAAACACCATCAACTGGCCCACTAAACCAGAGTAACGCGCATGGCTCTCATACCGCTTAAAATCCCCGCAGGCTTCTACCGCACAGGTACGGAGCTAGATGCATCTGGTCGTTGGCGTGATGGCTCACTTGTTCGCTGGCGTGACGGTTCTTTGCGTCCTATCGGCGGCTGGCGTGTGAATGAGAACATCGCCAGCATTACGACAAACGCACCGCGTGGAATGCATACTTGGGAGAGCAACAACGGCACACGCTACGTTGCAGCGGGATCGTATAACGAGCTATTCGCAGTCGTTTCTGGTGGCACTGCATACGACATTGCTCCAACTGACCTAACAGCGGGTTCAGAGGATGCTGCGGTCAACATTGGCTACGGTTATGGTTTTTACGGTGCGGGTACATACGGCACACCGCGTCCTGACACTGGCAACCTAGTTGCTGCAACCACATGGTCGCTGGATAACTGGGGTGAATACCTTGTCGCGTGTTCTACGGCAGACGGACGTTTGCTAGAGTGGCAGCTTGGCGCATCATCAGACGCAGCGGTGATTGCAAACGCGCCTACAAACAACCTTGGCTTAGTCGTCACAGAAGAACGCTTTATCTTTGCATTAGGTGCAGGCGCAAACCCACGCAAGGTGCAGTGGTGTGACCGTGAAAATAACACTTTGTGGACACCTGCCGCAACAAACGAAGCTGGTGACATTGAATTGCAAACGTCAGGCCAGATTGAAACGGCAGTTCGTACACGCGGTCAGACGCTAATCATCACAGACATTGACGCGCATACAGCACGATACATTGGCCCACCCTATGTGTATGGCTTTGAGCGTGTTGGCACATCTTGCGGTATTATTTCACGCAAGGCAGCGGCAGACGTTGACATGGGTGTGTTCTGGATGGGCAACGGTGGGTTCTACCGTTTTGATGGTAACTTGGTTTCTGAGATACCGTGTGATGTCCACGATTATGTTTTCAACGACATCAACACCTCACAGAAAAGTAAGACATGGGCGTTCACCAACGGGCAGTTTGGCGAAATCTGGTGGTTTTACTGTTCATCGGATAGCACTGAAATAGACCGCTATGTAGCGTTTGACTTTAAAGAGAACCATTGGCTTATCGGCAACCTATCCCGCACAACTGGCGCGTCACGCGGCGTTTTTGAGTACCCAATGTTGATGGACGCAAACGGAGCAATGTATGACCACGAAGTTGGCCTTTCCTATGCAGTTAGCGGAACAGAGCAATCTGTATTCGCAGAAAGCGGCCCGATCAGCATTGGCAACGGCGATAGCATCATGCAAGTTACAGACTTGATCCCTGACGAAAAGACGCAGGGCGATGTAGATGTTACCTTCAAGAGCAGATACTACCCCAACGACACAGAATACACGCATGGGCCGTATACGCCGTCTAGCCCGACTGCCGTGCGTTTCTCAGGTCGTCAGATCAGAATGCGCGTAGAGGGTGACGCACCTTACGCAGCGTGGCGTGTTGGTACAATGCGGGTAGACGCAAAAGCGGGTGGGCGTAGGTAATGGCTGCACCTGTCCTACCTCCAATTGGCGATAACGTAAAGGCTTGGGGCAATAACCTAACTGCATACTTACGCAGGCAGCTTCCGCGCTTGTACTTCAAGACGGCAGACGACAATCCATCAGAGAACGGCGTTATCTTGTGGGATGACGAAAACGGTTATCCCGTTGTATCCAAGGATGGCGCGTTTGTGCAAATCATCTTAGAGGATGGTCACGCATCATTTTACCGCACAACAGATGTTACAGCGGCTGCGGCAGATACAGCTTATGCAATTACATACGATGCGCCAACTGGAAATGTTGGTATAGATCGGGACGCGACAGATAACAGTAAAATCGTGTTTAACGAAGCGGGTGAGTATCTTGTGATGTTCTCAGCGCAGATTGCTTCATCGTCATCTAGCACGGTCAAATTCTACTTTTGGCCTCGCCTAAACGGCACAGACGCAACCAACAACACAATCATTTACTCGCTGCACCAAAATGACGCGACAGTGGTTGTATCTCGTTCTGCAAAGTTTGATGTATCAGCAGGTGACTACTTGCAAGTTATGTGGGCGGTAGATAGCACAAGCGGCTCACTAGATGCGTCTGCGGCGACATCATTTTCTCCAGCAGCACCAGCAACTACGTTGCATATAACGAGGATGCACGGATGAATGCGCACGCAGGCATAAATCCGCTAGAGCGCTGCAAGCCTTGGATCAAGAAAGCACTAAAGCGTTCAGGTAATCTAAACACTTGGGCAGAGGTTTGCGAGGGCATACGCTCTGGTAAAATGCAGTTATGGCCTGCAGAGCGAGGATGCATTGTAACGGAAATCGTGGTATATCACGATAGAAACGCTTTGCATGTCTTTCTTGCTGGTGGTGAATTGGATGAAATTTTACAAATGACTGAAAGTGTGAAAGAATGGGCGAAATTGCAAGGCTGTTCATTTGCCACATTTGATGGTCGTTTTGGATGGCAAAAACCTTTGGAGAAGATTGGCTGGAAGCCTCACTCTGTAACAATGCATTTGGAGTTCTGACATGGGCAGTAGAAGCACCACAGAAAACAAGATACCAGCGTATATGGAAGAAGCTGGCAAATTAGCTGTTGAGGAAGCAAAAAAAATCAAAGAAATGGGCTACTTGCCTTACTTTGGCCCAGAGGTTGCAGCAATCAATCCATACGAGCAAGCTATGGCGCAGAACGTAGGCGGTATGGCATCGGCATTTGGTTTAGCAGCGCCTGCTGCAATGAGCATGTCTGGTGTGGATACAGCAACATCTGGCGGCATAACTGGATACACAACTGCACCAGCTTACTTTTCTGCACTTGAGCGTCTAAAAGAGACACGCCCAGATCAGTATGAGTTCTTTGCAAATCTAGGTCGGTTTGACCCGATTACTGGCGCGGCAAACCCTAATTATAACCCAAATCCCACAACCATCGGACCTGCTCAGACAGCAGTTGGAACTGGCAGCAGCTCAGAGGGGTTCCCAGGCGTTGGTTATGCAAGTGTAGATGACAGCTTCTACGATCCAAATGAGTTTGATCCGCTTGGGCCAACTAACAAAGGTTACTCTATAGACATAGGCAATACTTCTATACCCATTGGCCCACAACACGGGGACGGCGAAGGTGGGGAGGGCGGAAAGTCTATCGTTTGCACAGAAATGTATCGTCAAACAAAGTTAGATGATTGGTCGGATGCAATGAAAACTTGGTATGTCTACCAGAAAAAGCATCTAACCCCATACCATGAGATCGGGTATCATGCAGTGTTTAAGCCATTTGTTTTGGGAATGAAGAAAAGCAAGCTGATTACAAAAGTTGGCGCTTATGCAGCCAAGAAGCGAACAAAGCACTTGAGGTATGTCTTAACTAAAGGCAAGTCAAAAAGTAGCTTTATTGGTAAAGTTATCTGCAGCATTTTAGAGCCGCAAATGTACCTTGCGGGTCGTGTGGTATCCGCGATTAAAGGAGGCTCATAATGGGCAAATCAGGATCACAGCAAACAACAATGCCGCTAACAGGTCCGCAAAAGCCACCCGCAGGCATGGGCTACGATGACACAGGTATACTGCGTCCACTAAGTGAAATCCGCAGATTTGGGCAACCAGCCCCAACCCCTGCTCCACAGCCAGCAGCGCCTGCTATGGTGCAGCCAGCAGCGCCTGCTATGGTGCAGCCGTCTGGCCCTAATGTTTTCCAGCAGGCGCAAGGTTATCAAACACAAGCAGGTCAGGCTTATGGTGGACTGGCAGGCTTCCAAGCGCCCACTTCTCAAGCTGCGCAAATAGGTCCAGTTGGAACTATGGCTCAAGCTGATATAGGGCAATATATGTCGCCCTACACTCAACAAGTCATTGAACGTGGTCAGGCAGATATTGCACGCCAACGTGAGCAAGCCATGAATAGACTTGGTGCGCAGGCTAGTGCGGCAGGCGCATTTGGCGGCTCTCGTCAGGGCGTTGCTGAGGGCGTAACAATGGGCGAATATGGCCGTATGGCTGGCGACTTTGCAGCGCAGCAGCGCGAGAAGGCATATCAGCAAGCCCTTGGCGCGGCTCAATACGACATTGGGCAGCAACAGCAGCGCGCACTTCAGCAGGCAAACTTGCAGCAGCAAGCATCTCTTGCAAATCAACAGGCCGCATTGTCTGGCGCAGGCATACAGCAAGCAGGCGCAGCAGGTCTTGGTGGGCTTGGTCAGCAGCTATTCGGTCAAGGTCGTCAGATTCAGCAGGAGATTGGTCAACAGGCAGCATTCCAACGCAGCTTGCAGCAGCGCTTACTCGACTTGCAGAAGCAGCAATTCGGTCAAGCAACTGGTGCGCCTCTGTCTGGCTTGGGTGCAATGTCTCAGATTATGAGCCAAACACCGTATAGTACGACAAGCACAACTAGCACACCGTTTAACCCTGCAACTTTACTTTATGCGTTCCTCTAATATGACACTAAGTGACAGAGAATTATTAGCAAAGACGCTGCAAGCGGAAGCTGGCAATCAAGGGATTGGCGGCATGCTTGCTGTTGGCTCTGTCATAAGGAACCGTATGGCGCAGGGTGGAAGCCTAAGTGACGTTATTCTTGCTCCTGCGCAGTTTTCTGCTTGGAACAAGGTAACTGGTGCGGTCGGCGGTGAGCAGGGTCAGGAC